GTATCAAATACGACTGCGCCATCGATGTTGATAGATACGTTTACCGTAACTACGTCTTCGAGGGGCTGGGAAATGCTGTATGACTGGATGTATCCCTCGAACTCACAGGCTGCAACGTCGGTTGCTGCTGAGTCGTTCTGCCATACGATCACGAAATATACTTTCGCGCCTGAACCATAGCTGGTTTGCAACAAAGCCTGCGGTGCTTCTGCGGATGCGGACGGAACCCAGTTCAACGTAATGTCGATTGTTCCTGAGTCCTTTTGACCCGACAGCTTGCCCTTGTAGTCGCTTCCGTAGGTGCTTACTTCGATGATGTTACGGCTCAGTTCGATGTCACCAACGTTCTGAACCTCACCAACGAGGTCACCTGCTACAAGCGTTGCAAGAGTATGAGCCTCATCTTTGGCATACAGCTTGGTGTTTTGCCCCGTAAATGGGGCCGCAATAGCTGGCATGTTATGCCTCCTTAACGATTAAAGTTATGTCTAAAGTGCTTGAGTAAAGCTCAATGAAAGATTCGTAGTCATTGACAATGTTCATCACACGACTGCCCGTGATCAGGTCGCCCGACTGAGTCGTAGCTAGTCCCTGAAACAAATTCGACAGTCCTTGGACGATCTGACGCATTGTTCCGTAGGTTTCGGAATAGACGGTCAGATCCATCGTGTAACGAGTCAGAGCAGTTGTACTGCCAGCGGTTAAGTCATCGATGCCGTCCATCATCCGATAGACAATGGCAGGTTTATCGACATCCTGCGGTAACCGCTGCGGATACACTGCATTAGTTGCGATCAGACTACTGACAGTCGCGTCATTTAGAATCAGCGTGCGTATTGTTTGATCTATCATCTTAACGACTCCGCAAAGATAACGACCTTCTTACGCTTACCGTCAGGGTCACTGCTCGCCAACACCTCAAGTCGTCTGCCATTAACTTCAAGCTGTGCGCCAGGGTTAAGTAACTCTAGCTCTTCGCTGTAGTTGAAATGCAGTTCAAACTCGATGCGCTGGATCTCTTGGTTGTTTTCAAGCCGCTCACGGAATGTTCTTTGTTTCATCAAACATTTGTGGGTGACTGGATCAGCAACGTAAGTGTGATCGATAGCGCCGAACGCGTCGGGTGTTGAGGAGTAGTCATAGATCGTCGCTGTGTGGCGTAGTGCGCCTCTTCTCATACGACCTCCTTACGCAATGCGTATGCGATAAGGATTGAGCAAGTCTTCTGCGCCTTTTGGCGCTTTCACGAGTGCCAGACCAGCGTTGTCAATAACGCCGTCTTCGCGGTACTCGTAAAGTGCGCCGACCAGAAGCAAGATGGCTTGCTTAACCGAAGCTGGTACGCTGACACTGCCGTCTATGCTGTAGGTGATCTCGATGTGCTTCGCTTCGTTTGCCAAGTCAGTAGGCCACGTCTCCCCAAATGCGGGGTAAAGGTAAGCCCTATCTTGTGCGCCGACAAGCCGATACAAGTTACTAGCAAGTGTTTGCTGGACGTAATCGGTGTCGTAGTACGTTACAGAAGTGATCGTGATGCCACCTTTAGCGGACGGCAGGTACAGCCCTAGCTTTGATCGATCAGAAGAGACAGGGAACGCGTCGAAGAACTCAGACCGCGAACCAGTGGTCCAAAGCCTGTTTGTGTAACTTTCCGCGTACTCTGTCGCTACGCTGATGATGCGAGTGATCTCGTCTTGCTCATCAGTGTCAATGCTGGTTGGCAGACGCAGGTGAATCCTAGCTTCTGCCAGAGTTACTGGATCTGCCATACCAATCTCCTAATCAATTAAGCCTTGCTTACAGACACAACCTTGAGCGTCTCAGCATTCAATTTCATAGAGCCTACGCGCTTACGTGTGTAGTACATCGTCGCTCCATGTTGAGAGTAGGGGTCTTGAAGCATAGACACGCCAACTCGATCGATGATCTGATATGAACGGGCGAAATCACCGAACATGATCGGAGCGTCAGTACCAGTAGCGGCGGGAATGTCAGCCATATCCTCGTTGATTACGATGTTGTAACCAAAGAGACGAGTAGCTGACGCCTGAGTCACGTCACGCTGCATGTAGTACTCGTTGTCTGCGTTCTGCAAAGCAACCAAGACTTCATGAGTAGCTCGGTTCATCATCCAGACACACCCAGGTAGGTAGGGCGACTTAACACTGCGAACTACTGCTCGCAAGAAGTCAAACGTGTCTGATGCAGTAGCACCAAGAGATCCGTCTGCGGCTGAGTGAATAACTTCGTAAACGCCTGTGACATTGTCGGCTGCTGCGTTAGAACCTAGAGTAACACCGTTCAAAATACCAACGGGCTTGTTAGTACCGTTGCCTGACAAGAACGCTACGCCTTCCTGCTCGTTAAACTGTCGAGCAACTTCTCTGATGACGTAAGCCTCAGTGTCGATAAATGCGTCTTCGAGCATGTGCTGATAGATCAACGGCTTGGCGTAAATTTCACCAAACGTTCCCGTTCTCTGTGCCAACTCAGGAGAGTCAGTCAGCGATCGTGAAGTTGTTTCACCAACCCAGCCAGACGCTGCATCACCAACACCGACTAATTGACGGACATCGGTAGTACTTGCTGACGTTACGTTACAAACTTGACGGAGAGGAGACTCTTCGTACTGAAGTTCGATAACTTGACGACGCAACTCTTCGGGAAGCGCGTAGCCGCCCTGTGCGTCAGTTGAAATTTGCATGTCGGTCCCTTTCTTACGCAGACCTTCAATGCCTTCTTTCAAAAAGATTCCAAATTGTTCTTTGGCGTCCATGTTTTTGTTGTCTCCCTTGGTGGAGATGAATGCGGGGGCAGCTTGCTTTGCCTTGATCTCTTCGATCTCAGCCTTGATAGCCACCAGTTCTTCATCGGCTTTAGTAGCCGCTGCTTTCAGAGACTCGTTCTCTGTTGCAAGTTCTTTGTTGTGAGACACTGCTTCTTCAACAGCCTTCTCAACGGCGTCAAGTTCAACGCGCTCTTCAACTTGCTCAACGGTCTCGTCTACTTTCACTTCTTCTGTCATTAGTAAGTTCCTGTAGTTTTGACTTATTTGATGCTTGCTAATCGAGTCAGCATCGCCTTGAGACGTTCAGATTCAGCCTGTGCAGCAGCATCTCGCGCCTGCAAATCAGTCTCTTCCTTTGTCTCTTCTTCGTCTTCGGTCAGCGCCTTGAAGCCCTTAGCGATCAACTTTTTGGCTTCGTTTCGAGAAAGTCCTGCATCGCGCAGTGCTCGCTCTAGGTCTCGAACGTTGACTTCACCATCAGCATCCTTGACGCTCGTGACGAGCGCTGCGGAATTTGCTGGAATAGTTACCAGGGACACCTCGTGTAACTCAATTTCTTTGAGCCGATTAACACGAGCCTTGCTGTCCCATTCCTCGTCGTTGACGTAGTAGCCAATCGACATTGAATTAATTGCGCCGTCCTGGAGCAGAGCGTATGCCTCGTCTGCGTCCCGAACGCCTTTAGTTAAGGTTCCCTCGACGTAGAGACCTTTTTCGTCTTCACTCATCGTGGTCCAACGACCAATCGGGCGGTGTAGATCGTGGTGCAGCAACATAGCTGGCATGGTCTTTTCACGAGTGTGTCGATTTAGGCTTTTGTTGAATGCGCCTTTTTCGACCACGTCGCCTACTCGGTCTTCGTTACCGAATGTAGATGCGTAGCCAACGAACTTGCGTTCATCATCGTCATCGGTATAGACCTTCACGTTTTCGAGGTTAAATACCTTTCTCATAGATCACCTAAATGTCTGTACTGTGGGGGATAAGTTTGGATGCTTTCTTCACACCCTCATTAATTGTTGTCAGCGAAGGGTCAAGTGCAGCTACCACTGCGGCTGCGATGGCGGCGTTATCTAATGACGCCTGAGTTTCGACAACTCGGACCAAGTTGCTGACGGTTATTGGAAAGATGGAAGTACCACTAAAGTCATAGTAAGCAGTCGGGAAGTCATCGCTGAATAGCGTTCCGTCCACTGTCGTTTTTGTGACATCGATACGTAACTTACAGTCATTAGTTAGGAAGTAAATATCACCAGCGAACTGACCGTTACCTAAAGGGTCACCACCTGTGGCGCGAACCGCAGGATCAAACTGCACATTGTTTTCGTACTGCGACCATTCTTTCCAAGCTGAGTAGACATCTTGTTGAATGTTTATCTCAGTAACGCCCTCGTTGACAAAGATAATTTTGTTAGAGCCGTCGAAAGTGCATTTTTGGTTACCCCAACGTCCGTTAGCAGGGTCGTAGTCCGACCAGAACTGCCAGTTACCGTAGTTGAAGTGTATAGAAGGCATTACTGAGTAATCTCCTTCCAAGACAACATAAACTTGACAGCTATGTCGTTAACTGTGGCTGCGCCGGTAGTTGTGATTGGCTTGACTCGAACCGTGTAGTACAACTGCGAGCCGTAATCACCAACGATTTTGCCGTCAGTTGCTGGGTCGTAGCTAGAAGTATCTAAGGGTGTAAGTAAAGCAGCGTCTGTGTACAGATTCGCAGTAGTTAAACTGGTGATCTCAAAGTA